AATGAATTGTAACTTCTTATCCATATCAGCTACTAACTGAACGTCAACTAAGTTATACTCAATAAACTTTTCAATATCATCTTTGAACAAATCATCCAAATTACCAGCGTACTCAATCTTACCTCTACCCAATTCTTTCATCGCAATACTATCTAAACGATAGTTATCTAATTCCGAATAGGTGAAGTTTTTATATAGAGCAAGGTAATCTAAATAAGATACGCCGGCCATATAAAATCTCTTACGATATGGAGACCAAAAACATTCACCTATTGGGCTTAACCTATTAGCGTGCTTAACACCTAATAGTCTTTTAATACGATTATATAAATAAGGAGTATCAAAGTTATCAATGTTCCAACCAGTTACGATTGTTGGATTGATGTACTCATATAATTCTAAATATTTCATACACATATCCCTTTCATCTCTAAAAGGAATTACAGTACGATTGCCGGTCTTCTTCTCACTCATCTTACCAGCTTTGTCCATAATCAAAACCCAATAGTGGTCGGTAGCAGAATCGTGCAAACCAATTGCGGTTAATTCATTTTCTGATTTTTCTACATCAGGTAAACCTGTATCCATTTCACACTCAATATCATATGTAAGTGTAACGTGCCCTTCGGATGGAATATCTGAATCGGTATATGTATCAACCAAAACTCTAGTGGTTTCAGCTACATCTGATTCAAATAAATTCGGGTCATCTTTTGTGAATTTAAAAATCTTATCTAACTTATCTCCGTACAAAGATGTGTATTGTCCTCTTTGTGCCTTTTCATAAGCATAACGTGTATATGGAAAGGTTCTATAACCTAACTTATCATCCCAAATGTGCACTAAATTTCTTTCTCTTTGGTAGTATATATTTTGATACATTTATTCGCTTAGTTTTTTGTGTAAAATAGAAAACATTTTAATATCATTATCCGATAATTCATTTGCTCTCTTAATAGCCATAATCTCTCTCTCCTCTCTATAAGTATCGTCATCTAATATCTTATCCAATAGTACAAATAATTCTTTTTGGTTATTAAAAAATAATCCATCGGGCTCTATTTCTTTAAAACAATCTGAATTATGAAATACCATAGGTGTGCCATTCATCATACAATCGGTAGCTGATACACTCCATCCATAATTTGTTTGTAATGGTTGTATTCCTACTTTACATAATTGTAATTTTTCGTAGTAAGCTTGTTTTGATGGCTCTTTAAATGTATCAAACCAAGGTAATTTTTTATCCTTATGTTGATATTGAGGCACCCATACTTTAATATCCTGTCTATGTTTTTTATAAGCCTCCATATAGGAAACAAACTTATTATAATTTTTGTATCCGGCAGTTCTATGATTAAATACTATTATATTGTGCTTATTTTTATTTGGAGTATCAATTATTTTATCTTTAGAAATACCCAAATTCCAAACACACAATTTTTCATCAAGCTTTTTTATAATATCATCATTAAAAATAAGTTTTGCTTCTTCAAGCACTTTATTCTTTTGGTCTTGTGTATTTATAAAGCAAGTATCCATTTGAAGTACACCTAATATTTCATTGGATAACCATAATTCTTTTGCTTTACCTGGTCTATTATCAACACCGTTACAATGAGTCATTTCCCACCAATGACAATACCCAATTATTTTTGTAGCTACTGTCTTTTTATATCTACCCACAACATTCCAATCTGGAAGATGTGAATATATAATATCATAATCAGTTTCCTTTAGTACTCTTACAAGTTCTTCTGATGGGAAGCATCTTTGATTCATCATATCACCAGAGATAGGAATTTCAATTTGCTTTATATTATCCAATGTATTTAACTTAGCGCTTGGATTTCCTTTAGGTATTATAACATACCAAAAATAATCTCCATAAGCTTTTAACTCATTTACATGATTGAAAAGGACATCCACAAAGGAGTCCTTTTCAATTTCTCTATAATTGGTAATATTTGGTATTACCAAAACCTTTCTTGCTTTATTATAATCTACACTAGTTTCCCAAAAATTCATTAATCTAATTGGTTTGTAATTGTTGTTGGCATTTCAATAATTTGATATGTATATCCAAGTGGATTTAAGAAGTACTTTAACTTTGCAATAGCATCCGGTTGATAATCTTGCTTCCACTTTTCTTCGGCGGATGGACCGTTATGATGAACTAAAATAACTATTTTTGATTTTAGCTTTTCTCTAATATTTGTTTTCTTATCAACCTCAGTTTCCGTAAATATATGATTAAAAATATTATCCCATTTAAACATTGCTGATGATAATGCAATACACATAGTATTTTTATCTTTTGTTATATCCTTTTTATTTTCCAGTGTTTTTTTACCAGACCCAGTTGTATAATCAATCCATAATTGATTAGCTTTTTTCAAGTTACCTTTTTGTATTTCTTGTTTAGCTTCTTTAAGATAAGATTTTATTTGATTATTTGAGCATCTCATTTCTTTAAGAAAGTCTTTATTTGATGGGTCATCTACTGGTACTTTCTTTTCGTATTGAGTCAAAATAAATTTAATCATATCCAATTTATTCGCACGTTTCTTAATTATTTCAGATGGTCTATTCATCAAATCACCAATAGCAAACAATTCTTCGTTTGTTAATTGTTCGTGAACATCTTTTGGAATCCTAGCAACAGGTACATCTCTACCATGTTTTGATTTTAAAACAGCAGCAATAGTATGATTACCATCAATAATAACATCTTCACCACCTTGTCTTTTTTCAGCTATAATAACAGGCCTACACTTTTTGGTACTTCCACCAGCATCATCAATCAAATCAGCAATTTCTCTAGTGTGCTCCGCATCTTCTTGAAATCTAACCTGTAATCTAAAATATTTACTAACCTCCTCAATTGATTCCTTTGTATCGGAATTAAAATCGCCCGCTTCTATTCTGATAAGTAATTCTCTTACTTTATCCATATCAACTGGTTTGTACTTTGGAGCTCCATTTGTTTTATTAAAAAACAAAGGATTGTTTTTAGCATCCGCTTCTGAAAGAATTTTGTGTTCAGAAACTGTCATTTGATTATAATCTCCATATTCTAAAATTTCATATCTTAGATTTGCATCGTTGTTGGCCAATATTCTATCAAATTCTTCGTTTTGAGATGAATGCCAATACCCATCACCAACATATCCTTTGTGAATACCAACATATACTCTATTAGTATCAATATCGGTGAAACGATACAAATATCCTTCATATACAGAGGGTGGGTTTCCTAATTGAACATCTTTAACTGATTCCGGTTTGTTTGCGAATAAATTCATTTTTTAAGTTTTATTATTTTAAATTTTGTTTATACACAAATATACGAAAAATACCCGAATCTACCAAAGATTTTGGGTATTATTTTATAAGTTTTTTCTAAGTGATTGATAATCAATAGATTACATATTACCAATAATTGGCCGTACCTTCCGGCACTTCGTATGTAGTTAGGTGATGTACTACTTCTGTATTGTATGAAGCGGTATCTTTTGGATAAGGTCTAATCTCATGCTTCAATCGTTTCATCAAATCCTTTTTTTCTTTTTTATCTTGAGCAAGTAATTGAACATATCTATGCTTTGGTGGTTCTTCCCTTCTCCAAAACTCTGTATATCCTTGCTTACCAATTTCCATTTGTAAGTGTGCTAAATTACCACTACCCCACATTGAAAACACAGTCCTACTATGAATCCATTGATACGGGTCTTTGTGTAATGATATACCCCAATTTGGCATCAATGCAATATCCGTAGATAATCCCTGATAAATCCAATTGGTAGCCTGATAAATTCCTCCTAAGTGAGCTTGTCCATTATCAGCGTATGAAAGTAATACCTTAATTGCTTTATCATGTTCCTTTAACCATTTGAAAGATTGTCCTAATGCAAATGATTCAATGTTAGAGCCATACCCATCATCACAATACAATCTTGTCAATTCTAAAATGTTATCTTTGGTTAATCCTTCACAAATAGAAGTTGATGCTTTTGCTCCAACAGGAAATCCGTAGATTAAACAACCTATTAGTTTATCTCCATCAAAGGTATTTGCATCTTCTGATTTGTAATAGATTCCAATTGCATATCTACAAGCTGTCCAAGCGTGAGTATAGTGTTTCTTAACAATTATATCTTTAGCGATACTCTTTGCTATTGGTGCTACATATACTTTGGATGTATCACAATAATTT